TGTCTGGTTTGAATAGTGCTGGCATGTAAATAACCTTTTAATTAATTAGATGTACTATAATACCATCCTATAACAAGAATGTCAATACAATTTTACAAAGTAACTTGATTGGTCGGTGTCTGAACTGGCGTATCGGAACAACGCAGTTGCAAGTTCATTTCTCTGAGGCCCACTACCACTCATCACTGCGTCTAGGAAGTTCATGCATAATATCTTACTGTTCTTGAAGTTGTCATCAGACTCCTCCAATAATGACATGAATTCTTGTTCGTTTAGTTTTGATTTAGATTGTGTCTGTCCACCCCAATGTCTAACATATGCATCATAGAGTTTCTTGTCATAGTTAAATGAAGCGCTCTTTGATTCAGTCAAGAACTGTGCTTCACTTGTCTTACTACCATATACACTTTTCTTGAATATCTTCTTTGTATAGAAGTCTACGTTACCGCCACCGATTTTACCACCAGCTGCAGATGCACCCTTTACCTCACCCTGCCATGACGTAGAACCACCAAATGTTCTGAATTGTACGTCTTGTCCAGATATCTTTACATAAATGTCTTGTGAGTTAAAGAAGTCTCCTGTTTTACCATAAGTGTACCCTTCCCACTTATATGTCTCTCTGCCTGCTTTCTGTGCTGGTGTAGAGAACTCTTGTAACTTTGCAGATGCATTTGCACCAATCTTCTTTAGTGATATGCCTAAGAGTTGAATGTTTCTCTTGTCTCCACCGCCACCAAGTCTAAGTACCTCTCCATTGAGTTGTCCCCAAGAGTCAGTAAATTTTGCTAGTGGTGTAGATGCTGATGAGAATGTAGATGCCCAGATATCGCCAGGATTCCACTTATCATGTGAGAAACTGCCCGGCGCTTGAGCATCACCAGATGCCTTGTCTTTCTTGTGACATTCTGCCTTTGCAGCGTATACTGCGTTCATAAATGATGAACCACGATGGAAATGCACCTTACCAGATGCAAACTTTAGTTCACTGTACATCTTGTTTGCAGTCTTTAAATATACGTCTGATGCAACCCAATCAGCAGGGCCTGATTTTAAGCACTGGTCTAGCGTCTTATCTGTATGTGCATATGCACCAGCTTGTTTGAGTTGTGCATCTGATACTGATTTGCATGGATGGGATGTTGCATAGTTGAATACATACGAACAGTAGTAACATTGCAATGACTCTGTTAGAGCGGTATCTGCCGCACCACCACCAGAACCAGAACCACCACCAAAGTCTGGGTCTTTGAATATCTTAGAGAACTTGACTGTGACTTCTTTTTTACCGTCTATATAAGTAAACTCTCGTGTCTTTTTATTGTAGTCTAATCCCTTAACCTTTTTGCCAGACTTACTTGTTCCAAGAACAAAGTCTTTCTTATCCTTGATTTTAAGTTCAAAAATCTTGTCCCTAGTTTCACCAGCATATGGCCCACTAGAAGCAGTTTTGTTGAAGTCTTTTAATTGTATCGCTGGCATGGCAAATCTCCTTACATGTATTTATATCACTATGTAAAGAAACTGTCAAGCGTTGCCACCCCATATTTGTCGGCAACTCTATTTACGTTACTCTTGTTGTGTTCTACACTATCACCTTTATGTTCATAAGGCATGGTGTCTGTGAGCGTGTAGGATAGCTCGCCAGGGCGTTTAATCTTCCATTGCAAGTCTTTATCCTTCGGATAATCTAGTGTCCATTCCATTGCAGAATGTTTTAATAACTTTCTAGATTTCTTGGTGATAGGATAAATGTACCTAAATTGTTTACCGAATACACGAGAGAACCCTAGTTCACCCATATGTGCGTCAGAAGGTCTGGGCCCATACTTGGTATCCATACGGTTCATTACCTTCTTCATCTTACGTTGAATGGTTCTGAAGTGTACCTTTTCGCCCTCATCTGTGACATATACGTCACTCCAAATAAACCCACCATATAGAAAGTTCGCCGCCTGATAGACGTAGCCAGGTTTGCCCACAATACCATCTGCCCATGTGTATAGAAACTTAACGTCTGGTGTGTTCTTCTTCATCCATGCAATTGTAGCACTCTGCATCTGTGACTCAGAGTTGCGTGGCATAGAATCATCCATACACATCTTACCTATCTCGTAGTAATCACATGTAGAAAGTTCTGGGAACATCTTCTTAATCGTACCCATAGGATTTGTACCCCAACCAAGCGTTAGGACACCTACCAATTCATCATCTTGGTAAGCGCCCAAATAGTGCTTGGTTAGTTTTGGCATCACTTGACTATAGTGACGTTCCTGTACGAATAGAGTAGCAACCCTATGGTCTACAGGTTTCATTACAATCATAGATATTCGACTGTCGTACAGGTGGTTGGATTATGATGGGTTGTCCCATCTGGAAAATACTTCAATGTCTCCGTTTCCTTACGAATACGTCTTTCCCCATCTATAATCTCTTCAAAATATTCTATTTTTTCTGCCTTGACAATACGGCGTTTGAAATCACTCACTCTGGTTCTCCTTAATTATTTCTTCACATTCACCAATTAGACTGTATTGAACATTACTGATAACTTCCCACATCTCTTCATGGAAAGTATCTTCTGCCTCTTGATCAACCCATTCTCCATCAACATAAGACTCTTCAGTCAATTGTTCTGAGTCATTGATAACAAGATCAATGGTTTCCTCATAGTCATATTCAATACCATCAAACATCTCTTCGCCTTCATATATATCTGCACCAAAGAAGTTTGGCCCTTCATCCTCATATGTGATAGATGTAATGATTTTGGGGTCATACTCTACCAGAATACCTAGTAGTTTCTCCAACCCCTGTTGTGGTGAAGCCCATGCAGCCTCGCCAGTGAAGTACACATCAGTCGCTTCGGCAGAGTAATCCTCAAAATAACACCACTTTGGGCCGATGTTTGCAGTAGTCCACTCGTACTTTTCTGTCTCTTCATATGTCAAGTCGCCCTCAACAAAGATATCAGAGAACCATTTGTGTGACGATTCTTCACGAATACGTCCAAACATCTCTTTCAGTTTCATTCGTGCATCATCATTAATCTGATGAAATGCAACTGCAAAATGTACATGATTAGCCATCTTGTTGATTCTCCTCTGCCCATTGTTCGTACATGGTACGCAATACAGTGCCGACATATCCTTCGTAACACTCTTCACTCTCAGCATAGTTGTACATTTCTACTGCTTGGTCTTCTGTCAACTCACTGATAAACTCAACACCAAAATATTCACACACATCTGTCGCTGCCCAATCGTATGCAAGTGCTTCGATTTGGTCAGACAGTTTGTGCATCTTTCTCACTTCAAACGCCATAATTATATCTCCTTTTATGTTCGAATTATAGTCCCAAAATTCCAAATAGATTGAACCAACCCATTGATGTTCCGATTGCAATAGGTGTACCAATCATCATTAGAGCGATAATTAAGAATGCCAAAATAGCACCCTTGTTATCGCCTGCTTCATTATGGTTACTCATGTTCACCACCTTTGCCTCTACCAAATCCACCAAAGAATTGTGGACGGCGTTTAGCAGTTTCAAAAGTACCAACAGTGATTGCTATTGCTCCAATCAATAGAGTGTGAAGTGTCATACTAAACACCCCCATGTACATGCTACCAACCATGATACCAAATACGATACACCACATCCACGCTAAAACTTGCATAATCATGTGTCGTGTACTAAAGTCTGGAATTGAGCTCAATGGATTCTTTTCGTGATCCATCACTACATTCCAGCTGTTGTAAATAAATTCTCTCATTGATATTACCTTTCTGAATATTATCTTTGTAGGGTAGTGTGCATCAACATCATCACGAAATTCTATAGCATCGTGTACATCATAGAATTTTTGGGATATTTTTTTACCCTTCCACCATGCAGTTACTTTATACATCACTTACCTTCTTTTGCCCGTGTCTGGGTCATTTGCTTCTTGAGTAGACAGAACTTGTAGTCCACCCTTATTATATGCCTGTCCAATGACAACACTGCCATTATATGTTGGACGTTCCTTTTTTAAGGCATTACCGATACCATCACCCACTGAAGGGATCTTGGCAGAGGGACAGGGAGTTGAACCCCGACTTACAGTTTTGGAGACTGTCGTGCTACCGTAACACTTTCCCCCTGTAGGTTTCTTAGACTTACCCTGTACATAATCAATATACTCATCCAGTGTGTATACTGGACACCGTATAGACTTCAGAAACTTGTTGTGTTTACGCCAAGCGTCTTCGTACTTTGCTGGGTTAATCTTTTTCTTTTTCTTTCGTTTGTTGCTCAGACTGTTGTAGTAGACTGGCATTAGGTGCATGCCGCTCATTATATATCGCCTCCATCAAAGCTTCCATAGAAACATTATCTATAGATTCACCAAATTGTTCTGCTAACTGACTAATGGACAGTTTGTTTTGCTTTTCTTGATAACTCAAGATAAACTCCCTTCCAATAGTTCTGGCCCCAAACAGAGCCAGAGTCAACGCATCTTGAATACGCCTCATCGGCGTTATCCATTAGCCTAAGATAATCCATCAGTGAGTATTGTTTCTGCAATTTCAACTGCTTCAAAACTGTGTCCTCCAATATGCCATTCATATTCCTCAGTAGGAATACAACCTGTCTTCCAATTATATATGGTGAAGACATTGTTATCGGCATCTTCCTCATCATCAGCCCAAGACGATAACGTCCTCGCTTCAACTGCCCACTCAGCATTCACCTTTTCATAAGGGTCTGCATCTGTGTAGGTTGGTTTACCAAACACCTCACAAAGGCGTAGGTATGTTGTCTTGATTGTACCCTGTAAAGAAGTACCGTTAACATTAACAGAATCATCTGCATCAAAATTAAGAACATTCGCCATAATTACCTTTCTCCATTATTATCAATATAAAGCATTATACCACCTATTGCGGTCGTTGTCAACCCCAAAAAGATTAATAATCCCATTTCACCTAAAGTATTTGCATTCTCTATGCACCTACCATCACAATCATTTGCACTTCCAGCAATCATCATAAAACCAATCATCACTAGAATACCACCAAAAGCACTTACCATAAAGCAACTCCATTATCTGCGGCGCCTTGCATCTCAGCAATCTCTGCCATTTGATTCCAGAACATTTTCTTTGCACTCACAAATTCAATGTCACCATTTTCGGTTTGAACAGTGAATTGGATGTCGGGTTCAGCGCCGTAACAAACACGCTTGTCGAGAACAGTCTGTCCGTTGACAGTCTTTTGATCCCAAACCCATTCCATAAACTCTTTGAATTCCATAATCACTCCTTATTTCTCAATCTTACATATACATTATACATGTTATTAGAACAAATGTCAAGCACTTTCTGCAAGTTTTTTCATCTTTTTTTCGAATAAAGCACGTATTTCTGTGGTATTTCTGTTATAAGGAGATACATCTAAACTTCCCACATATTCGTACATATGGTAAACGATGGTGCTGTCATCATAGGTTTGGTCTTTGACATACTTGTATATCTCCCAATCCCACTTACGACAATCACCATCGTCATGTACTGTCAATCCAAGTTCATAACCGTGAGCCTCCATAATAGGCTCCCAATCTCTGTACTTAGCTAAGAGCATATTTGAGTTCCTCAAACAAGTACTCAACTAAATCATCTTCATTCGCTTGATATCTGATACCGATACCACCAGCTTCATTCCATCTCTTAATGTTAGATGGTTTATCATCTACTAAGATGTTTGGAGTACCGTCAATCTTATCGACTGCAAAGTTTTCTTTCTGTCCTGTGAATATCAACTTATTCACCTCAGGCAAGAACTGTTTCTCTGTCAACCATACTCTTTTCCAGTATGCAGAGTTGTCCCTGTCACCCCTGAGAGGTGAAGAACAAATACCCCAATCACCAGTTGACTTAGCAAAATCTACCAATTCTTGAGATGTTTCGAAAACATCCAGTGTGTTAAAGAAGTCAGTTCCAGCAAGAGCTTGGATTGATTTCTCTTTGTCTTGGATTTGTTTCCAATGTCTAACATTGTAAAACTGTTCCAAACCCTTAAAGAAGTCTGCAAGGACTCCATCCATATCTAAATATACTGTCATTGGCATTGTACCTTTACCGTAAATGAACCGTCACCATTGTAAATCCTAGCAGGCCAACATTTTGGTTCGTGATTTTTTGCACCTAGAAAAGACGTTTCGATATGTACCGTTTCCGTTATAATATCTTGCGTCTGGAATTGTGACTGAATAACATGCTGTTGTACAGTCTCTTCATTAGCACCTTGAGCATTCATAAGTGCGATTACTACGAGTAGTTCTTTCATTATTTTTCCTCTCTTATTAAAATTTTACCTTGGTCGAGTTTATCAAATACGATGTCCATCGCTTGAATAATCCAACCCTGTTTCTTCTTTACAGCAGACTCATAGTCTTTCTGCAATTGTGTCAATTCTGACATTGTGATTGATTTTACCATTAAGCAGCCTCTCCGAATAATTGTCCCATACCTTCGTATACTACATTGTATGCATTCGCTTCATAGGCATAGTTATCCCAGAATTCATCATCATCTAGGTCACTGTGGACACATGGATTTGCACAATGTTCTTCCCATACACGGTTCATTGCGTTCATACCTTCAAGACAATCGCCACGTCCAAAGTTAGTCATGGTTTCCCATGCGACTTTGAAACTAACTTGCTCTTGGTAAAAATTAGGAATTCTGAACATATTTTTCTCTCTCTTTATTATCAACTATACATATAGTATACATGTTATTATAACAAATGTCAAGTGTTTTCTGAAAAAAAGTACAAAAAAAAGTCCTTGCAAAACAAGGACTTAAAAGTTTTTTTAAAAAAGTTTAGATTTTATCGTTTTTTCTTAGCCAAT